GATGAAAGTACGACACTCCCCGCCGTTCACGCGGGCATGGAAGGGGGTTGTCAACCCACCCCTCACTTGCCGGGCCACAGGCTCCCTATCTGATCGAAGAACGCTTGCTTCGCAACCGTCAAGCTTTGGCGCGCACGTAGTTTTTCTGACGCATCGGTCACACCTTTACCCAAGCTACCAGTACGTAAAGCCGTACCCACGCCGGACGTTAGGGCGGAAAGCATGCCAGATTGAGTTAACACAGGGATACCTACCTGCAAGGCCAGGGAGGGGTTAGAGACGAACATAGACGCAGCACGCTTGGCACGACGCCACAGAAGTGGGTAATCGGGGGGGGTGGGTGAGGTTTGGCCTACTTGTGACAACTTGTGCTGGACAGCGAGTCGACTGACGATAGCGCTAGTCGCGGAATCATCCGTCTTTGAGGCAACGGGGATGGCGTCTCCTACGACATTGGCCAATTTGTTGAGATGATTTGACACTAACACGATTGCGTCGTTAGCTAAGGCAGAAGCGACCTCCTCAGAAGTTTGGTTGGCCATCACGGTAGCCGGCACGATGGCGTCGACAACTTCGCCCTTGTATGTCGTCTCACGCAGCAGCACTGGGGTGACAGTGAGGAGACCGTCCATCAGCGTGGGGTTGGAGAAGTTGGAAGAAGATGTGGGTGATGGGATGAGGAACGTGCCCAAGCCATAGATATACGGAATCCCGGTGATGGTCTCGCGCTCGAAGGTGGCTTGCAGGTGGAGCATGTTGAATCGGGGCTGGCCGCGTACATTGATGGCGAGGTTGATGGCGGAAGCGCCAGCGGCGGATACAACGGTGATGGCTGTGATGTTAGCAGCGGTGGTAACTTGTTGAATTGGTACTGAGGTCTGGATGAGGACGAAAGCTGGAACTGAAGTAGACAGATCAGGATTTGTGTCATAGGGGAGGATCGTACCGCTCACATCTAAGGTCAGCACGGAGTCGATCATCGCATTCATATCAATGACGCGAGTTGGACCGGGGCCGAGTTGAACGGCGTAGGTGGCACCCGAGTAGGTGAGAGTCTTACGTATGAGAGATGAGTTATTGAACTCCGCGATCCACTTAGCATCCTCAGGTTTAATGAAGGCGGGGCGATAGGAGCGAGGGGCGAGAGATGGAGTAAACACGCTCACGGGGAGCGGGGTGTCGGCTTCAATTAGATCTAGGTCTTTGCCAGCCATGGTGGAGATGGCCTGTGAGAGAGTGGAGCTGGAACCAACGAGACTTCCAACTTCAGAGGTGGCGGCATTGAAAGCACCGGCGACTTCTCCCAGCGGATGGGCCTGGGCATCGGGCAGCTTGGTGTCTGGGTTGCCAGGCTTGAGTGCAGGATAACGGTGGATGGCAACGTTATAGAACTCATTCGGGTAGGTGAGGCACAGGTTGTCGAGGGGCAGGATATCCTTCGCGAAAGCGAGCAGGCTCTTCCAGTTGCAGGAGGCACTACCAGCAGAAATGTCAGGTGTCAGCATGGTCATGGCGGTGTCTAAGTGTTGCTGCCAGAGAGCGACATCACGCATGCGAGCAGCGATGGTCCGCTGGAGGTTCATGACTTGCACCGTACTGATGAAAACGCCATTCGTCACAGGGTTATCAAGGGCATCACCGGCAGTGGCACCAACATAACCAGAGGTGGTGGTTGTGAAGGAGGAGAGTACGATCGGTCCGCAGCCAGTCTTTGTCGCTTGGAACAGAGGTTGCCACATATTGATGTCGAAGAGTGCTTTTGAAAAGGTCTCTCGCATGCCTTCATTGACAAATGAATACTGACCAAAACGATCGCTGACGATGGCAAGTGAGTCGATGGTGGCAACGGAAGTACCGACGGGTCGCCATAGCTTGCCAGTAGGATTGAGGACCCCAGGTTTAAGGTCAATGGCCGGGGCGGCAGTGGATGTCATGTCAGAGGTGGGGGTAAATGAATTACCATCCCCAGTAATATTGTAAGTGTTGACGGAGGTTTGAACGTTCCCCATTGTAGAGAGAGTGCGAAGTGTCGAAATAAC